TGCTTGGATATTTCCTGGTTTTGGGTGCTAGCCTACAGGTATGAATGAACTTGAACAAGATATGTCGGTTAACCCAGTAATACAACAAGCAATGCTAAATATGGTCCATTTTGGAGTGATTGTTGACGGAGACTTTACAGGTCATTTTTCTGTGGGCGGAAATATACACATACCCTTAGTTGCTGGATTGCGTTCAGACCCAAAAATTATAGAAATGTCACAAGAAGAGGTTAATACTGTGACTCTTGGTTGGACGCATGACGGCTCTGGCTTTCAGCAACCATCGGAGTCCTTGTGAACGCATGGCAAGAATACAAAAAGAAGTTAGGTGACACTCGTCCTTGGGATTTAGTAAACCCAAATATGGCACGGGCAGATGAACAAGAAGCCACTGATAGGTATGCTATTTGTTTAGAATGTCCTAGTTTTTTAAAAGTGACTAAGCAGTGTAAGGAGTGTGGCTGTTTTATGGCAGCAAAAGTAAAACTAAAACACGCTGTTTGTCCATTAAAAAAATGGTAAAAGAATAAGAGACTATAATGGTCTGTGCTTAAACTTCGTAAAGGGTTTTGGATATATCTTCCTGTAGCGATTCTTGCTTGGATCGCTCCTTTTAACTCATCTGCTAAAGCCGACATGCTTGGTGAGTGGACATACAGCCAGTCACGGGATTGTGGTGGATCAGTTGAAGTTGTAAACAACAGCATCATCTTGCACGGCCCTGACTCAAATGGTTGTAGTGGTCCGAACTGGGTCAAGATTGAAACTACAATCCCTGCCAATGTAGGCATAATTGATTTTAATTGGGCATACCAAACCAATGATGGTTGGGTGTATGACCCACCACAATATGGCATCAATGGTAGTTACACGTTGATTACACAAAACAACAACTCGTCAGGAACTATGTCTGTCCCCGTTCAAGCAGGTGACGTTTTCACATTCCGTCAATACTCCATAGACACATGCTGTCAGCCTGGTCACCTTACGATTAGCAGTTTATCTCTGTGGAATGGTCTTGCTGAAACCACAACTACATCTTCTACGACTACCACAATTCCTGATACTACAACTACATCTTCTACTACCTCTACTACCTCTACTACCTCTACTACAACCACCACTTCTACGACTACTACAACTACAACTACTTCTTCCGTACCCCAAACAACATTGCCCCAATCAACAACGACCATGCCAGAACAGTCAACAACGACAACATCTACGACCACCTCGTCGGTGCCTGAATCCACAACCACCACAGAACCCGAAATACCACCAGTAGTCCAACCACCTGTAGAGGTTCAGCCCGAACCCACACCAGTAGTAATACCACCATATACGGAACCCATTCCAGTAGAGACAGAACCAATTGAAATAGAACTTGAAGAGACATTTCCTGACCTTCCTGAAGAGGTGTTACCTGATCCGATAACAGAGAACACTACCGTTTATCCACCCGCTACGCTACCGTTTGTTGACCCAGAAACTACTGAACCAGTCATAGATATTACTATTTCAGAAACAGAACTAGATAACATCCTTGAAAACACCTTTACGTCTGACGCTTCAACAGAAGAGATCATGGTTGCACTTGATGACTTTTTGAGCGCCGACCTCTCAACGGAGCAGTTTTCCACCGTGATGGATGCTGTACTTGCTGATACATCTGATACCGAGCAAGTTTCTGAAGTCTTAGTTTCTTTGCTGAGTTCTGAACTTTCAAGCGAAGAACTTACAATTGTGATGGATACCGTCTTTAGCGCAGAAGCGAGCGTAGAAGAGATGGGAGCAATCGTTGAGAACCTTCTGGATTCTGGTCTTTCTTTCGCAGAACTAGAAGCGGTCTTTACTGCTGCCTTTGACGGCGACCTATCCGATGAGGCAACTGTTGCCCTTGTTGAAGAGATTCTTAATAGCCCACTTGACGATAGAGAGTTCAGTACTGTTATTAACGCTATCTTTGATGAAAAGGTGTCTGATGAGGTTTTGACACAGACGTTTGACGCTATTTTGACACCTGAAATTTCTGATAACAAGTTTGCTCAAGTGGTTAATGTTCTTGAAAACGCCACCATTACAAACGATCAGGTTGCTCAAGTAGTGGATTTGGTCATTTCCCAAGAAGGTGGAGTAAGTGAAGGGCAAGCCACCGAACTGGCGACGAGCGCCAAAGTGCTAGAAAGCGTTTCAGGAGAGCAGGCAACTGAAGTCTTTGACGCAATTGTGGCTTCAGCGGTAACTTCAGAAGATGGTCTTGCCATTGTTGACGCTGTGCAAGATGCCCCAGAACCCGTTAAGGAATCTTTTGAGGAAGAATTAAATATCTACGAAGGTGTTTTTGACACCTATACCGCAATTGGATCAGGGATACCTGTCAGTGAGCGAAGAGTTATCATCGCCATAACTACGGTATCATTTATACTACCCGCACCAGTCATATCTAGGCGTACATAACATCACCACAATCCACGTAGAGCCCTCTAGGAGCCCCGTAGACAAGCCGTAGGTAGGTAGAGGTACCCCTATATAGGGCAAATCGTTAAGGAGCATTGTGAAGAAACTTTTATCTGAAATCCATGGCTTGACCTGGACTCTGGCAGGAACGGGGATGGTTCTTATCACCCTGTCAGGTGACACCCTGTCTTGGGGTGTTTGGATAACAATACTTGGATTGGTTGTACACTGCGCTACACTCTTTGCAAAAGGGGATGACAACGAGTAGAGAGTGTGCATGCAAAACAAAACAATTTCATTTTTAACATACGATTGGGCTTGGGGAACAAAACCATTACAACCTAACGGTTGCGCTTGGTACCGCTGTTTGCTACCTATGAAAGAGTTAGAGAAGTTTGGGTGGAAGGTCAGTATGGGCTTCCCACGCTGGCATGAAGAATATGGCTACGGTCAAATTATTAAAGAAGACCAAGCCGTACATGGTTGGAATATCCTTGTATTTAAATTGGTTATGCGTAAATCTATTACAGAGCATGTCCGAAAAGCCCAGGCACTTGGTCAAACCATTGTTGTAGACGTTGATGACTTTTTTGAGGGGTTAGACGAAAATAACCGTGCATATGTCAGCACTGACCCTCTGCGTGATCCTGAAAACAATCGTGACCATTACATAAAAATGATTTATGAAGCAGATGCAGTAATTACTTCTACCCCCTTTCTATACGATTTCTATTCAAAGCGCAGAAACAATGTGTTCTTGGTTCGCAATGGAATAGATATTGCTAGGTGGACCCGCCGTAAAGATGTGGCAAAATACAAACCTGTAGTTGGGTGGGTGGGTGCAACACCTTGGAGGTCTGGGGATTTAGAAACACTGCGCCCCCACATTCACCAACAGTTTACTAAACACAATTTAAAGTTTCACCATTCAGGTCATACCCCAGATGCACCTTATGCCTATGAGCAACTTGGTCTTCCAAAAGCACGTTGCACTACTATGCCGATGGCTCCAATCTTAGATTATCCAAAGTTATTTCCCCCAATAGATATTGGTATTGTACCTCTTAGTGATCTTCCCTTTAACCATGCCAAATCCTTTATTAAAGGTTTAGAGTATGCTGCTGCTGGCGTACCTTTCATTGCCTCTAAAGCACCAGAATACCAATACCTTGCTGAGTTAGGGGTTGGTAGGGTTGCAAATAGTAAGGAAGAGTGGGCTTATCATTTAGGAGAATTAGTAAACCCACAAATGCGTAAAGATGAAGCAATTGTAAATTATGAAATAGTTAGAGATGTATTTTCAATGGAAGTTCGTGGATCGGATTGGAATGAAGTTATGGAGAGGATAGCGAAATTATGATAGTCGTAGGAACAACACTTGCAGCATTTGTAATGGACAATGAGGACCACTGGGGTTCTTGGATGAAAAATGCAGAACAGGTAAAAGAAAAATATCAACAGTTTGGAAATTGGACTGACGTTACATACTTTGCAGCGATCCAAGTAGACGCTCGTGGTTTAGAACCTTTTAAACCGTTTATTGAACGCCTTGAAGCCATTGGTGGCACATACTGGACATACTCACTAGACGACAAGAGGACTGAAGTCACCACCAAAAATCGTATACGACATATCACTGCGGGACAGAGTCTCGTCAACGATTTTGCAATGTCAGACCCAAGGTGCACACATCTTTTGTTTATGGCTGCCGATTGTATGCCACCTGATGACATTCTTCCAAGGATGCTTGAAATGGATCACCCATTGTGTGCTCCGTACATTTCTACATACGGCTTACGTGGTCCATATGTTGAGGCATACCCATACCCAGTAATGAATGCAATGGCTTCCGCCGCTGCAATTTTTATAGCAAGGTCTGTGTTTTCTGGTATTCGCTGGCGATGGGATCTTGATGCGAACATGTCAGATGACCCATGTTTCCATCACGATGCTCTTAACTACCTACACATCCCAACGTATGTACGGGAAGATTGTGAAGCAATACATTACCCTGTAGCAGTAGGCGCAATTGAAACCCGTGGTCATGACATGACGGTCCATAGGTGATAAAGAAGTTACGGGAGTTTTATACTGCTAAAGAATTAGCAGAAATATACACCACACCACACGACCATGCAATCTATGGGCGAGGGCATGGTATTCGTGTAAACATGACAATACAACTTGCTAAGGACATGGCATATCAAGCAGAGGCAAAATCAGTTGCTGATCTGAGTTGTGGTAATGGTGCAATTGCCAAAGCATTGGATGTTGAGAAGACCATACTTGGTGATTATGCAGAGGGCTATGAATACTCTGGTTCGTTGGAAGTTAATTTAAAAAAGATTGAAAATGTAGACTTGTATATTTGTTCAGAAAGTATTGAGCATGTTGAAGACCCAAGTTCAGTCCTAAACTTAATAAGAAGTAAATCACAAACACTGGTCCTTTCAACTCCAATTGATGCTTGGTATGACACGAACGATGAGCACTATTGGGCTTGGGGTAAGCAAGATGTTGAGATGCTTCTGAAGAATGCTGGGTGGACCCCAGATGTTTTTGTTATGCTGGACACGACAGTATTTGGCGAACCATACATATATGGAATGTGGGGATGTAAATGAAAATTCTTATTACTGGCGATGCAGGGTTTGTTGGGGGATATTTCCACAAAGCGCTTGATGGTCACGACATCACAGGTGTAGACATAAAAAACGGAATAGATGCTCGTAAGTTTTTTGCAACAGATGAAACACACTTTGACCTCGTTGTTCACTTAGCGGCAATTGTTGGAGGGCGAGCAACCATAGAGGGTGAGCCGTTGTCTGTCGCAGTAGACCTCGCAATTGATTCTGAATTGTTTCAGTGGGCGTTAAGAACAAAACCAGGAAGGATTATTTATTATTCTTCTTCGGCTGCCTATCCAATTAAATTGCAAGATTATGGTTCTACTCACCACCTAACTGAGTCGGATATTGATTTAAACAACATTCAATCTCCTGACTACACATACGGTTGGGCAAAACTAACTGGAGAGATGCTTGCAAGTTATGCAGAAAAAGAAGGGCTGAGAGTCCATATATTCCGTCCGTTTTCTGGGTATGGTGAGGACCAGTCGCTTGACTACCCTTTCCCGTCATTTATTAAACGTGGTGTTGAAAAAGCAAATCCATTTAAAATTTGGGGTTCGGGTAATCAAGTAAGAGACTTCATACATATGGAAGACGTTGTTGCGGCAACATTAGAAGCCGTGCGACAAGACATACAAGGTCCAGTAAATTTAGGGCTTGGGCGAGTCACCTCATTTAATGACTTGGCAACTTTAGTAGCAACTGAATGCGGTTACTCTCCTGAGTTTGAAAGGATAATTGGAGCACCAGAAGGTGTCCAATATCGCGTTTGCGACCCTACAAAAATGTTGTCTTTCTACACCCCAAAGATATCCCTTGAAGAAGGAATCGCAAGGGCTGTACGGGCACAAAGGTAATAAACTGCTTCTTAGGGAAGTAATCTATAATTAGTGCATGGCTAGAGCACGAGGTTTAGGAGCAATGGGCAAAGCCCGTGTGCAGGACTCATTACAGGCTTTTTCATATGCCGATGAAAAAACTAAAGAAGCGCTCTTTAATAAAGAAGAAAACTTTGACCCGTGGACTGCTGCCAGTGGTGGTATTGATAATGCCACTGATGAAATGTTGGGAGAAAACACGAACGGACAAGACAGTACTCGGTTTACATTTGTCCAATACTTCTTTAACCCAGATACGTTAATTGGTGACATTTACATGGATTTCCGTGGCAAGGCAGGAAGAAAAAACCCTACCCAGTATGTGTTCAATAATGTTCCCGTATATCAGGCCATTAACTTTTATGATGCTTTATCTAAAGGTAAGACATTTAACACAGGCGGTATGACAGGTGGGTATGTTAAGTCTGATGCAACACACTTTTCTCGTCCGTCAGCAACACCACTTGGTGCAAAGTTTCAACATGGTGCATTCAGCCAGCAGCAACAAGATCAAGGGTTCCCAGCAATTAATAAACAAAATAAAGACCAAAACCAACTACCATTTGATTGGGGTACTTAGAAGCGTTAGACTAACCCAATGGGTTTAAATATTGTTCACGGGGTTGGGCGTATCTATTGGATTGTTAGGGATACAGCCACTAGCAGTACGCCAAAAGTATGCATAGGTTGGACTAAGGAATTAGGCGGGCATTGGAGAATTGGAAAAGGTCCACAAATTAAGATGGGGAAATACCTTTTACAGTTTGGTTTTTGCCGCCGACAAGAACCATTGAATGAAACTGATGGTATCCTCAGAGCAATAGAAGGCCGAGTGTTAGACACAACAGTCAGGGAGATTACAACATGGCGATAGGTATATTCAAAAAAACGTTAGTTGGTTTGGACAACCAACCTATTAGTAAAGCGCAACAGCGAGCATCTCGTTTAGATACACCATCCTTGTACACCTGGATGGATACAACCATTATGTCACTTGGTTCTTCCTTTGATGGTTGGAGATACAAGAGTTCTCCGTCTAGTGAAGTACGGGATTGCATAGAGGCATTACAAGTAATTTGGGCAGAACTAGAAAGCAGGACAACTAAATGAGATCCGCTGAAGAAATTAAGATGGATAAGACAATTACCCTTGCTCAACAAGTTGCTTATCGGATTAACGCCTTTCCCCATCATGGGTTGCTGAAGCGGATTAACTACCAATTGGTTGCTAATACTGAGGATATGTACGATTTCATATTGCAAGTAGAGAACGTAATGGATGAGTTGGCTGAAATGAAAGAGTTATACAGACCCCGTTTACCAAACCCAGATCAACTACAGTTTGATTTTGGGGATGGTGTAGCCTAGTACGTATGGCTGAAGCCCTAATTGACGAAGAATCTGAGTTATTACCTGAAGATATTGGCGAGGAACTTGATGAGACCTCTGCTGAATTTGTTGACCAGTTAGTTACAAAATTAGTTTTATTTACAGAACAGTTTTGTGATGTTGAGTTCTTCCCTTATCAAATCCCGATTGCTTACCGAATTATTGAATCTATTGTCTTAGGTGACGGTGAAGAGATTACACTTATAGCAACTCGCCAAAGCGGAAAATCAGAAGTTCTCTCTAACGTATTAGCGGCGCAGATGGTTATCTTGCCAAAACTTGCCAAAGTTTATCCCACATGGTTATCTAAGTTTGAAAAAGGTTTCTGGGTTGGGGTGTTTGCTCCTACGGAAGATCAGGCAGACACAGTGTTTAGTCGTATTGTTAGTCGCTTAACTAGTGAGCATGCTATGAATTTCTTGCTAGATCCAGAGATTGATGACAAGGCTACCTCTGGTGGTACTCGTGGTAAGGGAAAAATCATCACCATGAAGCGCTCTGGTTCTATCTGCCGAATGCAGACTTGTAACCCAAAGGCAAAGATTGAGTCAAAGACCTACCACTTTGTGCTTATTGACGAGGCTCAGGAAGCCGATGAGTTTATGATTACCAAGTCAATCAAGCCGATGTTGGCGTTTAACAACGGAAGCATCATGCTCACTGGAACAGCATCTAGAACTAAATCTTATTTTTATAAAATGATCCAATACAACAAGCGTAGAAGCACTCAGGGTAGGAAAAACATACGAGACTGCCACTTTGAGTACGATCACCGTATTGCTTCTAAGTACAACGCAAACTACGGAAAGTTTATTTCTAAAGAAAAGTTGCGAATTGGTGAAGACTCTGATGAGTTTCAGATGTCGTACTGTAACCGATGGATGCTTGAAAAGGGTATGTTCGTTACTGAAGAGCGCATGGAACGGCTGTATGACACGTCAATGCCACTAGTTAAACAGTGGTGGAGAACCCCAGTAGTGGTGGGTATTGATGTTGCCAGATCAAATGACTCTACGGTTGTAACCGTACTTTGGGTTGACTGGGACCATGCAGATCCTTTTGGGTTTTACGAGCACCGAATCCTTAACTGGTTGGAAATTAACAATGAGGAATGGGAAAGCCAATACTTTCAAATTATTGACTTTTTAAGAAATTATGATGTGTTCCGCATAGGCGTAGACTCTCAAGGTGTTGGTGGCGCAGTTGCTGAACGACTAAAGATACTCCTACCTGACATTGAAGTACTAGCAATGAGTTCTGATTCAAAAGCACAAAATGAGCGCTGGATTCACTTAACTGAACTTATCCAACGAGAGCAGTTAGTTATTCCTGGGCACTCTAAAGCCCGTAGAACTAGGAATTGGAAGCGATTTAATCAGCAAATGAATGACTTGGAAAAGGTATATCGGGGTCCATATATGCTGGCAGAAGCGCCTAATGAGAAGGGTGCATTTGATGATTATCCAGATTCACTGGCTCTCGCATGCGCTATGACGGTACATGATACTATGCCTACTGTTCAAGTTGGCGAAAACCCGTTTTTTAATTAGTGGTATTCTTGAAAGAAACCCTTATCTACGAGGAGTATATATGACAGTATCACCAGCCCCTATGATGCCTGAAAAAGCACGTAATGAAATTATGTTTGAGCGTACAATGGCTCCGAGCATTCCAGGTAATAAGGGACCGCTTCGCTTTGAAGAAGGTGTTGCAACCGACACTGACGTTCCAAACGACTTTGGTCGTGGAGCCTATGAGGACACCGCACCATCGCCTATGCGAATGAACCACAACAACCCTGAAATGATGTACAAGCATGCAGCAGACACCATGCGTGAGCGTGCCCATGTGGGTTCCGCATCGTGGGTAGAAGCCCCATCGGTACTTTCAGAGTTTGTTGAAGGTGCAATGGCAGGAGATGACATGCCTAAGTGGGAATACTCCTACAACTCAGGTGGTCACATGAACCGTCCAAACGTAACGGTAGTTAACGACTAAACATGTCCGACAGTGGTTACGCCTCTGTTGATGCTACAGCAAGTGATGATGCAGGTGTTGACACCTCAGATTCTCCTGCCCTAACTACAACCGACGATCTTGCAGTAGGTATTGCCCAAACTTATGGGCTGTCATCGCAAGGTAAGTACATGTTCCCAAGTCGTCTTGGGGAGTTTCAAGCATCCTTTCGGGCAGAGCCTCCACAAACACGTGAACGTCGTCGTCCTTTCGTCTTAGCCAGTTACCTAAAAAGCACTGGTGCTGTTAATACGTTCCAACCTACAGGTTATGCCGTACCTAGAAACCTTACGGGTATGGAGACATTACAGGAATCTCAATTTAATCCTTCGCCTAACGTAGAAGGCGGAGACCCAATTGACAGTGCGTTTTCACCTCAAGAACCAGCACTTGATCGTAAAACAAGAGACACCGTACACCCTGAAGAAGAAGGACGACTTATTAAAGAAGTAGATATGCGTAGGCGTTCTATCCACGTTAACAAGGGTCGCAAAGACCAGTACGACTACCAAGGGTGATTTAAATGGCAAAAGAGTTTCTTGAAGATATTCTAAAGGGAGTATCTGTTCGTGATATGGAAGGTGTACATCTTCCATCTGCCCGTGCAAAGTTTGCTGAAATCTCTTCAAAGACTGAGAGCCCATATAAACCTGGTCAGTTTGGTAGTACAAACCCCAGAATGCTTTCTACCAGCGTAAAGTTTGAAAAGAACAAAAAGATTGATGATCCAGTTCTTAGCCGTGTTGAAGCAATTGGTATGTACCTCATGCCTGCTGGTAAGCATGGTTGTGCAGATGCTTGTAAAGATAAGACCGCTGGTTGTAGTGCAGGGTGTCTAAACACAAGTGGTCGCCTTAGTACAACTATCCCTACCCAAATGGCTCGCACCCAATTCTTAACAGAATACCCTGCGGAAGGTTTGGCAATCATTAGGGATGAAGCCCATACTGCATTTGAAGGGGCTATAAGGAGAGGGAATCTCCCATCACTCCGCCTTGATGGAACTAGTGAATTACACATTGACCACATGGATGCAGGCGATGCTATCTTTGGTGGACCTAAAGGCCGTTACCAGCAAACCCGTGGCAAAGAGTTTGGTCCGACTGCTGGGTTCCCAATGGCTATTGGTAGTGAGTACGGCAAACGCTACGCAAGGGATGTTCTTCCTGGGGCTACCCCAAAGTCACGTCAATCAAATGTTACCCGTGTAGGTAGTTGGAGCGAACGCTTAACAAAACCACGTGCTGAGCAAATGATTTCAGCAGGTGAAGATATTGCCCTTCCAGTAACTAACTTTGGAACATCCTCACACCCAAAACCAATACCGTCACATCTCCAAATGCAATTTGGTAGTGGTGACAGTTTGATTGTTCCTGCAACCGATTATGACACTCATGACATTGTTGGAACCAGAAAACAAACTGGTTCTGCTGGTGCTTTACGAATGAAGTCTCCTGGATTTGGACTTGATCCAGGTCTTTCTATTACAGAGCAGAGGGCTAAGGGTAGATTTCTTCGTGAGCATCCTGCCATTGGTGAGCCTATTAATACTCCTAAGAAGCGTAGAGGTTAATGGACTATGACAGATTCGTGGGCCCTCGTCATTGCTGCTGCAATACCAGTACTAGGAACTGGAGTCGGTTTTCTTATAAGGGAATTCAAGAATTTCCGAACAGAAAATCGTCAAGACCACGCAAACGTTATGCACGAATTACGAAAAGTAAGGCAAAGTGTTAATTTCGTTGCAGACCGCTTAGGAACACACATTGACTGGCACATGGATAAGGACAAGAAATGAAAAGACTTTTGTTTGTATCTGCACTTTTGTTAGCAGGCTGTGGCTATGACGGTAAGTACCGTTATGAATGCCAAGACCCAGAAAACTGGGAAAAGTCTGAATGTCAGCGTCCTGCATGCCAAGTAGACGGGGCATGCCCAGACACATTACTAGGTTTTGATCCAAGTCAGAACACAGTATCCATAGAACCACTTCCAGTAGAGGAGATAGTTACCCCATGAAACCACGTTTAACTTCAGCAGAACTAGATGCCCGTTTAAAGTTTGTAATTGGGTGCATGCTCGGCTTTGTACTACTCATTACAACTGTCGGTGTTCTCTGGGCACTTGTATTTGTTACTCAGCCTATCGGTGCTCAGGCCGAAAATGACAAAATGTTCTTTGGTGTATTGTCTAGCGTTGCAACGTTTATTACAGGAACTTTGGCTGGTTTGATGATTTCTACTGGTCGCAATAATGAAGATAAAAATGGAAACGGTATTCCAGATGATGAGGAGATTGCATGAGTAAGGTTGCTTGGGATTATATCGTCCCCGTAGTTCTTCCAAAAGATCTTAAGGGTATTGAACCAGGAAAACTTCCTGAAAATCTTCTTAAGGCTGTTCCTGGTGGTGGCAAGATGCACTGGATTGCAGCATGTGCATGGATGGCAATGGTAGAGAAGGCAAAAGCCGCAGGCGTTGAACTAAAACCCACTAGCAGCGGCGACACATATCGCACTTACGAAAGCCAAAAGTCTGGATTTTTGACCCGCTACACACTTGACAAAGTGGACGGAACCAGCACTAAAACCTTTGAAGGCAAGACTTGGTATCTCAAGAAGGGTATGGCGATGCTTGCCACGCCTGGTAAATCGCAGCATAACCTCGGTTTGGCCTGTGACGTTCATTCCGCGTCTGAGCCAAAGCGCCTCAACTGGCTTATTGCAAACGTTAAAGAGTTTGGTTTCTCATGGGAAGTTGTCCCTAGCGAACCATGGCATCTTCGCTATGTCTGTGGCGATAATATCCCAGCATCAGTAAAAGCCTGGATGGATGCCAACGGTGTTACTGCACCAGCAGGTAAGGCTCCAGCCGCTGCCCCAGCCGCTGCTGGGCATGCACC